CGCGTGTAAATTCCACACCGAGCTTGAGTTCCGTATATGGAATTCCAATGTTGTTCATAAGTTCTTTCGCTTTAACACACCAAGAACAGTTGTCCTTAGTATAGATTCGAATGTCCATCATTCAATCTCCACAATTAAAGGTTTATAGTTCTGGTACCATTCATTCTCATTCGGATAGCCACGAGGATTACAGACAACGCGAGTATTGCCAATCATATAATCACATTGCTTATGAGTATGACCATGAACGATCAGCTTTGGTGGCTTTACCATATCAAGAATCTTTGGTGACAATTCAGTAGCAAAGAAGTCATTGCCATCAGAATTCCTATATTCTTCATGAACCGACTGATATGACGGCAAGTGATGAATGACCCAGATATCAGCACCAGAATCAAACAAGTGATGCTTATGTACTGTATGGGCATTCATATACCGATCATAGTTCATACCGGCAACCTGTTGACAATCTACCATATACTCTTTGAAGTTCCACCAGCGAACGGGAGAGATTTCAGTCCAAAGCGTGGCACCAGCAATCTTGATACCTTCAACTTCTATCGGATCAGGAAAATCTATATCGGCATTCCTAAAAGAGTGTCCGTAATAGTCGTGGTTGCCCTTAACTGAAAAGATTTTACCATTATACAGTGACTCAAAATAGTCTCGCATCAACGGATTCGGATGAGTGTCGCCTGCATTCAGATAAAATAGATCCGGTTCAGGCTCATAAAGCCACGGTTGAAATTCCATATGCAAATCTGAGATAATACCAAACTTCATTTATAATAACCTTTAGATAGATTCCAACGATATGCCCGTTCTACTGCGCGAAGAAATGGATGCTGGCGAATCCACATGCCAGTGTCTGGATCAAATTTTTCCCTAAAGAATTTGTCATGTCGTTTGCTGCCTGTCGCAATATCCGGATTGATCTTGCGTGATATGTCATCAAACTCAGCATCGGACATGATCGGATTATCATCAAACTCATATGCATATGCAGCCAAGGTCAAGCGGATACGGTTGCGCCGCTCAACCTCAACTTCACTTCCCCAATCACTCATATCTTACGTCCAATTGTAGCAGGATCGGTGCCATCTGTCAAGTATTGAACAGCGCCCTTGTTGTATGCAGGAGCAACCCGCGTCTTCTTGCGCTCGATTTCCTTGATAGTCGCAACAGTTTCCTCACGGTCGCGCTTCCACTTATAGTCATCTACTGACCGCTTGAAGCCATTACCGACCGAATTAGAAAGAGGTGGCAGCTTCTTCACTTCACGCTCAGGAATATTTAGGGTGCGTTCCTTGCGCGGCTTGTCCTTGAGAATGGTTGAAAAAAAAGTCTTACGCTCCTCGCGGAGACGCAAGACCTTCTTAGATGGCTTTTTGCGACCTGAAGAGGTCTTGGTGTAGACGAGTGCCATTAGCCCCAATACCCACAATGATAAGACGCGGAAGAGATAACCCGCTCTATGATTTCCTTACGGAGAGCGTCAGCATGATCTCCTGCCCAATAAAAGTGATGGCCGCGCCGCAAAGCCGCTATAAGCAACTCAGCAGAATACTCTTCAGGATCAAACTGCTCTTCCAAACCGTAGCAGGAACAGTGAGAGCCAGACGCCCAGTAGAAGCGTTCACCAACGCGATAAATCACATCAGCCGAACCTTCGTACATTTCCTGATCATAAACCGCAAATATCACTTCATCCGGTTCAGGTATAGATTCCTCAAACTGACGGCAAACATCTTCCCAAGAAGAGAAGGAACCTTCGTAAACATCAACCATTTTATTTTTCCTTAGATAACCTTGACAGTAAGAGCGCCAGAAACCTTTGCTTCGAGCAGGAGCTTCGTCACTTCACCCTCGTTTAGAACATTGCCGACAAATGGCGTAATTCGATTTTCGAGTGACTGGACAATATAAGCACTACCTTTGGCCTTGAGGATAATCTTCTCGCGGAGCTTAGTCATCAATCATAATCCTTTATCATTTCAGCATAGGTACCAGGAACGAACATAACACCTTCGTTACTTCCGTAGAACAAAAAGTGTCTATAGTAAGGAGTATATATGGTAACCCATTCCATGTCAACAGCATTTGGCTGTAACTCCCAAAAATATGAAACCATCACTCAATCCAACCTTCCGAATACTCTTCCTTCTGTGTGCTGTAATACGAATGAAGACCCACTAGATAGGAATTGATATCTTCAATCGGTATCTCCATAATATCGCGCTTTTCGGCCACGGTCAAGAGATATTCACGCATCAACTGAGGAATTTCATTATAGGTAATATAGGGCTTACGCATACTTCACCTTGTGCTTTTCCTTACGAGTATATGCCTTAGGGTTCTTCGTCACTTGCGGACGGAATTTTGGTGTCCACAAGGTTTTTGCCACGTGATTACGCGGCTTGCTCTTCATCTTCCTCTTCCAGTTCATAATGAGAAGCAAGGTCGTCCCAGTCAACCTGGCTCATTGCGGCATTCATAATGTCCGCAGCGAAACCAGTCTCGGGAAGCTGCCCCTGATCTTCAAGCATGGAAGTCACAAAGTCTTCCAGGGACTGAGCCGAGGTGTCTTCACGCTCGTTCTGCATATCGGTAAAGATATCGCCGAACCACATGTTGACGAGCCAAGTTTCATAGTTAGTCCAACCGTTATATTCGCGGCGTTCCATATTAGTTCTTCTCCATAAGGATCTTGACAATCTGTGCGATAGACTTGCCTGTGCGGCGCGCAATGTGCGCGACAGACAAGTTGGGATTCGAATCAAACAAATCACGAATTTCGGCGTTAGACATTTGTGTCCTCAGTGATAAACAGAAAGATGAAGAATAGTAGAAGAAGGTATGCCCAGAAGAGCATTACATGCTCCAGTAAGTTTCGCTCGACGGCGAGCAGTAGTAAGGGACATTGATACGCTCAAAGAACGGCTTCCCGCTCATGAGGTTGGTACGCTCCACAATCGCTTCAATCTCATCATGGAAGTAGCTGCGGTCGGCAACGGCAATCTGTTCGGCCGTATACTTCCCAGACTTGATCAATCGCGTCATGTGAGACTTGGCAGCAGCCATGGTCGGGAAAATCGGATCGTCATACTTGGCCTTTTTCCCAGCGTAGCGGGTGGTGGCAGTCTCGAAAACTACGAAGCTCATGGTATCCTCATTCATTGTCATATACTATAGATAAGATCGGCAAGTCGGTTTTTCAAGGGCAGTTTACGCATATCTGCTATGCATCGGACGCATGGGTCCAATAAAGAAGCGATACAACTTGCGATAGAGGGAGTGGGTCAGCATCATATACTATAGATAAGAACGGCAAGTCGGTTTTTCAAGGGTTAAAAACGAATAGCAGATATGCTTTTGGTGCATACCTGCTACATTAAACGACTTAAAGTAGTACGAAGACTACATTTTGACTTTTATGAATGCTTTCTCATGTCTAAGAATGTTCTCACAAAACTGTCATTAATTTCATAACCGTTCTTTTTCATCATTTGATACTCTTTTGAGTATTCTGTACGGAACATTCTGGTCAATCCAGTTTCTCCGGTATCTTTAAAACCATTCATAGCGCCTATTACTGCTCTTCCCCATGCAATCATGGTAGGACTCCTTCTCTCTAATGTTCTGAACACTAGTATATATGCGCCGCAACATTTCCACAAGATGTTTTATTGTCGCAGATAAATATCTGAAAAGGAGATTACTATGGAAGCTAATATTAGAAATGAACAGGTATCAATCGTTCTTCGTGGTGGAAGATTGACAATGACTAGTAATGGTGTTGAGGTATCGGTTTTGATCAGAGCGGAAGAACTTTGTGCTGCGATCTCAGGTAAGCCTGTTAAGGCTTCAATGAATGTTGATGTTAAGAAATAACTAGCTCTTAATGTGAGAGCGATGAACTTTTACCATAATCCATTCATTATAGTATTCATCTGGTTTTTCCAATACCTGATGTTCCATCTGATATTTGGCTTCCCAGTAAGAGGCTGTTCCGCGTGTCTTACAGAGTTTTAGGATTTCGCGTCGGAATCTATCTTGTCCCAGTTTCTCAACATCTCCAAGCAGGACGATGTTAGATCCAAAATACGATTTCCATCCGCTGTCTTTTTCAACTTTTTTTCTTCGCGTTTTGCCTTTGACTTTTTTTCTTTGGATCGACTTGAAGATTTTTTTGCCAATATATTTCTTTCCTGTTTCGAGATTGGTGATGATGTACACGAATGAGGCATAGCCTTCAATCTCATCATCACCAATCTCTTTTTCGTTGTAAAGCCACATACCGAAACTCCCTTTCGAGAGTATGTATGTTACCTCTTAGAGTAGTCAATCGGTTCAGTTGGTCCACACGGACCGTTAGCGCCAAGAGCATCTGTGTCAAGAGCAGTAGAACCTACAGCACCTACAGCACCATAAGATGTTACTTGATAGAATGTTGGACAATTAATGCTACTACAAGTATAATTCATAACACCACTAATTGTAATGCCACACTTTGGACACTTGTCTTTCATCAAGCTTAAAGGTACATAAGGTTGAGTATATGGAACGGGATTAAGATTTTGATGTCTCTTACCTTCTTCTAAACCGATTTTAAAACCTTCTTTAAAACCTTCTGTCCAATCTTCATTCATTATAAACTCCTGTATATCCAATACCATAGTGTTTTCTTCTAGCATATTTATCTGGACTATATGAAACGCCTGTGTATCCTATTCCACTATGATAGTATGCACCGTATTCATCTTCCATATACGGTTGAAATACCAATCTCCATAGTTTACTCATCATCACTTTCTAACTCCACTTCATCGCCATCAAAACACTCTTCACCGCAGAAAGAACAGAAGCGAGGTTGACCCTGCGTTTCTTCATAATCATAAAGCACCTTGTATGATGACTCACAGTAGTTACATTTTATTTTATCTACTTCTTTTGTCATTTTTCTATCCTTAAATTTCACAACCACCGGCTACACACGCTAATTCTTGTGAGCCGGTTGTTGCGTCTTGCTTCTCATATGTAGCTAACTTTGTCCAGTCAACTTCTTTAGGCATTTTAGCAGCAAGAGCTTCGTATTCTTCCTTGGTGCAATCTTGATAAGGTGCCTGCTTGTAGACATGGTCTGAGAATGGCAAGAATGATACGCCAGACATTTCATCAAAGTGATTGTAAACCCAAGCACCAACTTCTGGCCATTCTTCTTCCTTAACAGACACAGTAACAGATGGCTTATGTTCACACCAATGACGCTGATAAGTCAACCACATTTCAAGTTGTGAGATTGCACTAATCTCAGAACGGAACACAGCATGATCAGGAGACTTCTGTGGGAATGAGAAGACATAAGTGTGCTGAGGCTTCGTCACATCATCCTCACAAGGGAACCCCATGTCCTTCATCATTAGTGCTAGTGGGTCTTTCTTGTCTGCGCGAACAGTACGAATATAATAGGGACTGTGACGAGCATGAATACCACTAGCCGAATCGACCAACTGAGATACGGTGCCAGAAGGTTTGACGCAAGTAATAGCAGCAGATACAGGAATACCAAGTTTCGCAGCCCAAGTAGCGTTAGTTTTGACTGCTTCATTGCGTAGATCCTCCAACATTGATTCGAGTGCGCCATCAAGTATTACTTTAGCCCCAGTACCATTCGTATACTCATTGTCCATGATACCAGTCAGTGACACGCCAAGCAAACGCTCTTCTTCACAATTCTCAGACCACTTCTTGCTCAAGTATTTGAAGTTGGTAAGTGTGGATTGGAATGTACCAAGTATAGCTGCGAGTTTGACTTTTCGTTTGAGACTTTCTGGGGTGTCATCTCCTCTAACGACAACCTCTGTGAGATTACAGAATTCTCTGGAACGTAGAATGATTTCACTACATGGATTGGTGCCGAAATCGTGATCCGGATCTCTTCGTCCAAACTTTTCGGCCTGCTTCTTAGACGCCGCTCTACTGAATATGCCGCGTTCGCCAGAGCGCGACTCATAGAGGGAAAGCCACTCACGCATGAAGATGCCCACATCAGGCTTCTCTTTAGCCACAAATGAGTTGTTAGCGAGAGCGCGTTGTACATTTTCTTTCCACCAGTCACCAGACTTGGCAACGCGCATACGGTCGTCAGACAAATCAGAAAGGCTAATGAGAGCACTTCTACGAACACCACCAACAACCACGATTTCAGCGATCTTACAAACGATATCATGTGCCTCCAATGTGGTCAAACGACGACCAGCAGCCTTTTTGAATGTTGATACGCAAAACTTAAATAGGTCTTCAAGCGGTGCTGGGCCAGAAGCACGACCACCAAATGTCTTGAGCGGTGCGCCAGCGGGACGAACCTTAGAAAGATCCCAACGAGGAACTTGGCCAGCATAAAGAAGATGAATAAGTTCCTTAAGAGACTTTGCCCAACCAAGCTTTGAGTCTGCCACTACGATATTTGTTTCAGTATCATGAAATGAATCCGATACGATAGGCAGTTGATCAACAAACTTAGACTCAACAGAGAAACCAACACCAGTGCCATTCATAAGAACATAAAGAATTTCATCGAATGAGCGAGGATTATCTACAGCAACATAAGAGCAATTGTAACCAGCAACATTCTCGCGCTTGAGAGCTTCACCAGCAGTCATCAAGCAGCGCATAGATGGCATGATTTCAAGGTTCAATACAGCATCTTCAAGTTGCTTACGTTCTTCTTTGGTAACAGTGTATCCAGTATTTTCCTTGATGTGTTCATCAAAGAAGTTGAAATAACGAGCAACTGTTTCATCCCAGTTTTCACGACGATTTTCATCCCATAACCACTTAGCATAGCGGCTCTTATAAATGAACTCTTGATATAGTGTCGGTAACATATTACTGCCTGACATACGTGTAGTCTCCTAAATTTTTATTGATTGTTTTCTAATACGTTCTTAAGTGAGGGGAATTGTTCAGTAATGATATTCCAACACTGGGTAGCTAATTCTCTATGTTCCTTCTGCGTTCCGTTGGCCATACGAAGTTCACAGTAGTGGATCCATGAACGGAGTGATCCTGACATATACATGCGTGACATAGTGAGACCTTCAGGAAGAACAGAACGAGCAACTTCCTTTGCGATGCCATTTTCTATTGCCCATTCATATGCATTTTGCGCGTCTCGCATTAAATCGTTTTGAACGGTAATCCAATCGAATGCCAGACCCAAATCATTTGTTTCAATACTATTCTGTCTATTCTTTGTATCCTGCAATCGTGCTTCGCGCGGTTCACTCATCTCTTGAACTTCCGCATAACGCTGTGAAAATTCCTGAAACGAGAAAGAACGATGACGAAGGATCTGTCTACCGATATCACGGGTAGTCTGGATCTCCATGATAACATGTGCCATTTCAAATGGCGACCAGTGCTTGTTCTTCACAAGATACTTAAGAAGACGTTCGCTATCTGGATTGTCCTGATTAGCAGGATTAGATACGCGGGCACAGTAAGCAATCAACTGTTCTGCGGTCATGTTAGGAATATCACTTGCTTTTTCAGGCAGATCATTCATATTGGCCATAAAAATAGTCGGCTGTGTCATGCCGATCAACTTCACACTATTCATAATTATACTTCCTGATATGTCTTGATAAAAATTGCTGGCTTGCAAGGATAAAACTCACCTTCAACGCCTTTGATTACCCAATCGCCAGCAGATGCTTCCATGATGCCTTCTTTTGTCTTGATCCAAATTGTAGGTGGTGATGTGCTATAACCAGTATCACTACTGTCCATCCATTCTTCGATATCTAAAACAGATTTTGCATCTGTTAATTGCATTGCTTCAATTGTTACAGGCTTCTTACGAAACTTTCTAACTACACCTTTTTCCATCTCTCAAACTCCAGCTTTGCCCTTAGATCAGCGAACGTGTTAG